CCATGCGAGTGTTTTCGGAATAATCCGCTTGCAAACTAACCCATTCAGGAAAGTTTGAGTCAAAGCCACGATTCCAGAACTGAGAGAACCAGTTGTTGCGACCACGAGGTGTGGAGATAAAAATCGCTTTGGCATTTGGCTTGTCTAGTGTAGGTCGGAGTGCCACGTTGAAAGCAGCTTCTCCGTCCGAGCCCAGTGCTGCTTCATCAAATATAATAAGATCGTAACTACGACCCACACAACTATCGACAGTAGACAAACTGCCCATACGTATGGTAGAACCATTTGAGAGCTCAATGATTTTGTCCTTTAGGTTATCACGCGACACTTCTAAGTCAAAGTGCTTGATTAGCTTGCGTTGCAGCTCAAAAGAGATTCCAGATAAATTATAGTTAGGCGACATGATTAGTACATTGGATCCTGGTACCAAACTCACCAGTTGACCAACCACGTTGGCTATGTAAGTTTTGCCAAGTCGACGCGCAAGCGCGGCGCATACAAAACGGTACTTGGGGTCGTTGACTGCGTTGATTAGTGCGATTTGGGGTCGGTTGATCGAATCATAAATACCCAGCAACTTTAAGTAGTTGGTAATAGGCAGCTTGATAAAGCGCGCATCAGCTGGGAACTCTTGGATAGCATCGCAGTTAACGTCGGGTCTGCTAATAGTTAACATTAAACTCCGTCTCCACTAATAAGTTTGCTGATAAGGCTGCTATACTTTGATCCATCCAAGCCTTCGTTGATCTGCACGTTAACTTGCTTTTGCGGACCACTAGGACCACTACGCAGCTTTTCCAGCTGAATCTCACGGTCTAATAAGTCCATGCTCATTTTATGAGATATTTGTAGTAATTCAGCAATATCTTTGGTTGATCCTGTGCCAGCTTCATGCAGCTCGGAAAACTTTTGTTTGATAAGTGCATCCATGGCTGCACGCATTTCAAACTTGTTGTTGAATCCAGTATCCATGAAAACGTGGTCGATATAAGCCTTGACCTCACGTCGTGATAATATTTCGGTTACCAGGTCGGGGGTGAGATCC